CTACAGCAGCTATAGCTGGAATTGCTGCACCGATAGTGGCTAACATAGGACTTGCACCAGCAGCAGTGGCTACTGCAGCGTTACTGCTAACAGCAAACAAGCCAGCACTTGAGTATCCACCAAGACCTAAAGCTGCAGCAGTACCTGCACCAAGGCTAGAGGCTCCAGCAGCTAGTGTGGCCCCCATAGTACCACCAGCGAAGGAACCTGTACCAGAGGCCATTGTAGAGGCAGCAGCAGAGCTACCAAGACCAGCGGAGAGACCAGTGGTAAGCGGAATGAGTATCTTCTTCTGTAGTGCCTTAGCTGCCATGTCAGAAAGCAAGTCTCTGAAAGATTCTTTAATGGACTCTGTAAAACTGTCAAAGTCCTTTAGTCCACTTTTTAGGAAGTCTTTAAACGCACCAGTGAGGTCATCTGAGATTGTATCAGCTATATCTTTAAATACCTGCTCTTGTTTTTCTAATGCTTTTGTTTCTGCATTTATTTGTGCTATTCTTTTTGCTGCGCCTACTAATTCAGCCTCAGTCATTTTTCCAGAGGCGTCTTTATTTTGTTCTTTTAGGTCATATAGTATTTGTAAGTAATCAGCTTCTTGGTCAGATAAGCCTACTAATTGTCTTTGAAGGTTAGCTTGTTTTTCCATACCTTTTATTATGGAAGCCATAGATTCAGCGGGGGTTTTACCTTTTGCGGGGGTTTTACCTTTTGAAGGTTTTGGCTCATATCCCATAGCTTTTAGTTGCTCTGGAGATATTCCCATAGCGAGAAGGTCTTCGTAAGTGTACCTCTTTTGCTTAGATGGACTTAGCTTTTGTTGCATGACACCTGTTTCATCAGCGAATTGTCTAGCAAACATAAAACTACGGGCGCTAAAAGCTGCGTTAGCTATACGTTCCTGTCTTTCTAACTTTTCATTTTGCTCTTTTATTTCTGCAGTTATTTTTTGCATCACTTTAAAGTTTTCAACCAAGGACTTATACATCTTAGGTTGAGTCACCCTCAGATGTGCGATTTGATCCTCGTATTGTTTAAGAGCTATTTTATTCATAGCCTCTTGTATGTCTTTCTCAGAAGATTTTGCGTCTTTCTTAAGTTTTAATATCTCTAGTTCATCATATTGAGCATCTAATAATTTACCTGCGGTTATAAAGTCTTCTCTTTCCCTATCACTAAAATCTTTTTCTGCAGCTTTAATTTTCTCAATTATTTCTAATTGCTTTTCTTTTCTATCATTTATCTCTTTTACTTTTTTACTCTGTTTTTCATAAACCTTTAATTGCTCTTGCAAAAGTTTTAATTTTTTTTCATCAGTTTCAACTATTTGAAACCCAAGTACGCTGAATCCTCCACCCGCTTCGTAGAAAAAACTTTTTAATTTATTACTCTGATTATATAGATCGTTTTGTCTAATTACTAGCTTTTGAGCCTCTATGCCCTGCCTACCCATAGCGATAGTGTTATCTTCTATACCATTCTGAAGAGCATAAAGCTCTGTAGAAGCCCTTTTAGCGGAGTTTGTCACATCACTTAAAGCGTCTGCGTAACTAATAGAATTTTTACTGGCATCTTTTGATGCTTTACTTGAGTTTAAAAATGCAGCACCTACCGCCGTGACTAGGGGTATGACTATTCCAAGAACAGAGGATATACCAATCAGTGCCCCTGCAGATATGCCAAGCTGAGTAGATAATAGTGGTAAAACACCTACAAGTTGGGAAGCCTGTTGACCAAATGCGACAAAAGGGTTTGTTCCAGACTGAACTTGCACTATAAAGTCACTAACTTGATATCCAGCCTGTTGAGTGACTACACCTAAATTTTTACTGGTTTTTGTAGCCGCCATTTGACTTGCGGCAAAGTCTTTTTCAGCCAAAGCTGCTTTTTTTGTTGCATTAGCTAGGGCCTCTTTAAATTTAACTTGCCTACGAGTTTCAGCGCCCAACTTCATTATGTCCGACTTGGACATCCTAGAAGAATCTTTTAAGTTCTTCTGAGCAGAAACAATCTGATTTATGCCCCTCATATACTGACTTTGACTGCCAGTTTTAGCAAAGTCTTGTGCAAGGGCTTTTACGGCAGTTTTAGTCTCGCTAGTCGTGCGAATTAAAGCAGTTAATTCTGAATAATCCGCACCAACTACAATTTTAAGATCGTCAGCCATTAAAACTACCCATGTAAATTACGTCCACACGTTTTATTGCTTCTACTTCCCAAGAAGACAATGGTGTATTCGTAAGTTCCTTCCATGCTTTTATTTGTTCGTAGGTAATCGGGTTAGGGCCAGAGAAGCCCATAGTTCTGCCGCCGCTTAATGCAACAAAGGCAGACCAGACGTGAGACAACAAAGTGGGAAAATCAGGTCCATCTAATCCCTTTGGTCTACGTCCAGTCTGCCTCTCTACTTGTTCTAAGTGTTCACGTTCTGATGTCCCGTTCTTGTCGGGCTTACTGATGGAGAACTCATGTTCTGCAAAGTCGAGAAGCTCTTCAATCAAGCCTTCTTGAAATTTAAAGAGTTACTCATCGCTTCGTCAATCTGGTCTCTAATCCAGAAGACTTCGCTATAAATTTCTTTTGCTTTACTTACAGAGAACTTTGGTTCTTCGCCATCGTATGTGATGTTCCAAGATTTTGTTGTCTTGGCAAATAAATCAAGGGTGGCTTCTTCTATATCTTCAGCAGTTAAGTCTACCTTCTTCTTTGACTGCGCTTGCTTTAGACGCTTGTTTGTCTGCTCATGCACTGCAGCCTTATACTCCTTAGAGTGTGGAGCATACATGGTAATTACCATAGGCTTAGAGTTATCGTTTAAAAGCGGCTCTAAAGTAGTAGGGTGAAGAATTTCCACTTCTACGGTATCGCTTGTCGGTGTTAAGTTTTTCAAGTCCATTTGGTTTCCTTTCGGGCTAGTCGGGTTTTAAAGTGAGGGGAGCAGCACCCGACAACCACCCCCCTCATCCTAGCTAGGATTCTTATGCACCAGACTTCGTAATTTGAAGAATGGTATTTGTATTCGTTGTTGAAGAGCTAAGGTCCTCATCAGTACGTAGACCAACAAAAGACATGTTGATAATACGTGATGTTGGACCGTCTACCCCTACGTCAGCAGAGTTTACCTTGATGCGTGGGAACAGAAATGTCAGCGTATTTGACCCTTCCCCCACAGAAACCTCAAGTGCCGATTCTGTCTCGTTTAAGAAGCGGTTGAGCAATGTTGCATCTTCAAAATATGCTGAAACCGTACCTTCAACAGATACCGTACCAAACTCAAGGGATGATGGTGTATCTTCACCAATAACCAGAGTTGGCGCAAAGTTGTTTGTAACAGTAAAATCAAGAGCGGTGATAAGCGTCAACGCTGAACCAAGTGTACCTTTGTCGCCAAGTTTAATGTCACCTGAGTAAGCATCAAATGGCTCGTTACCAGCAGAAGCATCTTGTGTCTTCTGTGTATTACCAATAGTCATTGTTTTACCAACTATACCAAAGGTAGCTGTTACCATTTGATTAGGGGCCATAGAGACTGCCATTGTGTTTACTGCACAACCTGTGAATAAACGCGCTTGGTCTATGTCTGCTGAATAATCTTCAATCGACAAGAAAGTAGGTGTAGTACCCACGATAGCTGCGTTAGTTACAGTTGTAGACCCATCGCCAGCAGTAAAGCCTGTGGCGAAATCATTATCTGACATAAGGGCAGATTGCATAAGAACGTCAAACTCAGCGTGACGTAAATCTGCTACAATGTCTCCACCCACAACCCTATTACCATGACGATCAACGCGAGGCATACGGTCAGCTTGAATATCTGTACCAGCTACACGATCTTTTGTAAGGTTGAGTGAATGAGAGGTGAAAGGCAGGTTCTGAAAGTTACCTGCTGGTGTCGTACCAAAAGTCGTTTCTTCTATGAACGACAGACTAGAACGAGAGCCTTGTGCGAAAGCCATTTAGTTTCTCCTAATTATATATGTACCAGCCGATAGTGACTGGAATGAAGTACCAAGGAGAGGATAACCTACCTTCCTCTCTTTCTGCATAATCTATAGATATCGTCTTTGAGTTAAATGTGATATCTGTGGTAGCTTCAAAAGCGTCGATTATACTGTTTGCTAGATTGTCACCAGCTAAAGGTCCACTACCCTCTGCCACAAAGCAGTCAACTCTAAATATCCCTGTGTAGAGTTGTTGTGGGCTTGTTCCTCTAACTGCTGGCCTACGGGAAGTAGGAATGAAGGTAGGTCTCACCCAAGAGGTTCCCGTTGTAGGATCAAAAGATACGTTCTCGTAGGCTATAGAGGGAATGTCAGTAACCTGAGAGAGTTCGTATTCTAGTCCACGTCTTATGTCAACAAATATGCTACTCATCCGTGAAGCCTTATTAATTTACCCTTTATAACACGCCCTCTGTCTTTACTATCGCCATAGTCTACATACTCTGCGTGAGGTGCGCCATTACGAAGTACAGCCACTTTTGTGCTTTCTAAGTCAGGGATTTTATCTATATCAGACAGAAGATTTTGTAATCCCTCTTCTCGTTTCTTAATTTCATCTTGTCTTCTTGGCCTATTGAGAGAACTCTTACCCCTTGGTCTACCTGACTTACCTGTCTCAAATGACCAAGATGTAACAAAAGCACCAGTATCTACAGGAGAGAACCTAACTGCGTCCCATGCAATCGCCGCAAATTCATTCTTTACTTCTTCTAAAATACTTGTTTTAGCAGCTTCTATTTTTCTAGCTATAGCTGCTTCATCAATTTTGAAAGAGGATTTAATCATTCGCTTACATCACAAATATAGCAGAGGGCAGAACCATTAGAGAACATAGTAAGGACATTGTTGATGTGAACTTTATTACCGTTACCTATGATCTCGTCCTCAGTATCGGGAGCTACAGTCAACCCCAAAGCAGGGATCACGCATTTACGTATACCTCTGTTTATATTCTCAGGGTCAATCACCCCAAGGCTATAGTTATA